GTGGGGATTCAGAGTCGTTGCGAAGCTACGGAACTCGATGCAACCAGTCGAGCGGAGCTTCGAGAAGTTAATCATAGCGTACTTGCCGATATTGATTGAAAGAGTCCCATACTCCTTGGCTCGCTTGATCTCGGAGTCGAGATGGCGAACTGGGTGCAAGGGGCACCATTGGCTACGATCCCTGCGCTCGGCACTTTGACCGAACAGCACAGGAGAGAGGCGATTGCCGAGGCGAGCAACCTTCTCGCACCAATCAAGAATCTTTGCAGGAGAAGCAGACTGAACCGAAGTGCCAGCGTGGATTGTGATGTGGATTCCTCCCTGCGTTGCACCACCCACACGGATTGGACGCTTTGCACCGATGGCCTTGAGAAAGCCGAGGAATTCAAGAATGTGAGCAACGCCTTGGTCGCCTTTGAGAATCGGGGAAACGAACTCACACTTTTTGAAGCCATTGGCCGTGCGGATCGAAGGGTCTTCATCGGCCTTCCAAGTCGCACCACCGAACCGAGGTGCTTGAACGACTTGGCCGTTGGCGAGGAGAACCTCGGTCACGGGAAGTCCGTTGCCGTGGTAGCCAACTTGGAGGGAGAGGCGGGAGGGGATTTGAGTTTCAATTTCAATTCCGAAGGTCGTTTGGTTGTTTATCATACGAGTGATTATGCCTCATCCCAATCGGCTTAGCAAGATTTATTTTCACTTTTTTTCTTATCCCTAAGCCCGACAAAGTGAGTGATTTAGGACTTTTAGACTTTTAAAGGCTAAAAATAAGTTTGGATGCAGGGAAGAAAGTAACCCAAATTACGCCAGTTTTTCAATCTCAGCAGACACAATTTTCCGTAGCTCTCCTCGGTAATCTTTTCTCCAAATAGATTGTGCTTCCGCAATCTTCTTCCATTCCTTGCTTTTTTCCATGAACTCGTCTGCGCTATTTACCAAGTATTCTGAAACATCGTAGCCAGCCTTCTCCATAGTTTTTTGTGTTGGGCGATCAAACAAAATAGCAGACTCGCCAGACATGTATTCATAAAATCTATTTGCAGGACTATGGTATTCCTTGTCTGATGTTTTGTCTTGGATATATAAACCACAATGCACGGAAGCCATAAGCTCCCTTGGATTGAATGGGCTTAGAATAGTAATCTTAGGATTCATCTCAAGAAACTTTGCCGAAGCCTTGCGAGAGCAAGAAACATATGTTGCGTGTTTAGACTTTAGATACTTCTCAAAAACATCACGCCTATCTGCTCGGAACGCTCCGTAGTAAAGAATCCTCTCAGTAGCTCTCTCCGACTTCCCAGCAATAGGAATATATGTTAGCTGATTCCAGTTCATATATGTCTCGTTGCTTCTTCCAAGTAGGCAAGTAGTCCATATCTTATCGTATCCTCGAAACGCTGTAGGAATATCAATCGCAAAGTCATTCTGCACCCATACGACCCGCTTGCCCTTGATCATCGCTTGTGCCTTATCCCGAAAGTCACAAAACGCCCAAGGCGAATTAACGACTAGGTATGTATCGTCTTTAACGCACTTTTCCGCACTATCAATAAGTCCTAGTTTAAATTCCTTAGCAAGCCAGAGAGCGATGCCTGATGATGCTAGTGTAGTATTGGGTGAGCAGGGGGTAAAGTGAACGACCTTCATTTCTCCCGCAATTCAATCATACTTCCGTTGTATGAAAAGACTTTTTTTACGGCTGGTGTGTTCGGAACAAACTGCTTTCCCTTTTTGCCTCCCTCTGCTTTTGCTCGATTTGCAGCCGCTTTTTCTGCTGGCTTCAGATTTTTCCACACACGCTCTGGAAGGTATCGCTTGTCTCTCCCCTTGCGGAGAGATGGCTTGCCATCGGAAGTAGTCCACTTTTCCTTGCCCCATTTTTTTAGACCTTCTTGAGACTTGCTCTTCCCGCCCTTGTAGCCACCGCCAGCTTTTTCGTATGCCTGCACAAGTAGCTGTGATTTCCTTGCAGACCATTGACCAGACCTTCCTCCCTTGTCTCCACGAAGGATTCTGTTTTTAATTGATTCACGAAGCTTCGGCTTTGTATATTTCTGAGCCTCAAATTCTTGCTCTTTTGTTCCACTAGTTCTAGACATCGCTTCTCGTATTCTTTCTAAAATTGGCTTCCTCTTACTGCTGTCTGCAATTTCCTGCTCTGATAAAATCCTCAAGCCGTTATCGTTCATTCTGTCTTCTACAAGATTCTTCATTTGACGATCTCTGCCTCAATTTCCGTATGATACACATGGGTATCCTCACCCCTAAACAAGGCATTTACTGGCTCTTTGGATCTCTTCACAGAAGTAATTTTAAGCTTTGTTTCTGGGCGAAGCAAGACTTCTTTTTCATTGATGAAGGACGATGCGAAGGACGGCATCTTTACGCCTACTCCATTGGCATTTTTAACTTTCATAAGAACCTTAGACTGCACTCCCTTATTCCCAACACCCCAGTTAGAGAACTCCTTGCCTACGGATTCATTAAACGAACAAGATAATATACCATTATCCTCCATAACTTGACCAACTTTTGCTGTTTTGGCTAGCTGATGGGTATAGCTTTCTCCGAGAGGACTATCTGATCCGCTTTTTGTTCCTCTCCAAATAACGTTCTCCTTGATTTTGGGAGCTACTTCCATCGCAGATACAATAGAATCTGCGACTGCCATGCTTTCTAGGTCTGGAAATTCGGACGTATCCATATCTCGAATCGACTTATTTATTTCGGCATGCTTCCCGCCAGCGTATGTATGAAGGCTTTGCGCCATCTGAATTGCTTCCTCTTTATCAACTTTATTTTCTGCAAATGCTTTAGACCATCCCACCACATCTTGTTTATATTCCTCGCTATTTGCCTTTAGATTTTTTTCTCTTTTGGGTGGACCAATAACTTGCATAAACTCTTGAGCATATTCCTGCTCGTCTGGCTTTAGTTCCTTCTCGATCTTCTCAGATTGAGTTAGCTCCTCGCCAGAAGTTCCTATTGGTTGCTTTGATGGGTTTTCGTCCTCGTCATATATCGGCATCCCTTGTTCTGGCTCATTAGCAATAGCAGTACCGCCTCCGCTAGTCTACTTCCCGCCTTCTCCCCTAGCTTGGCTTGGGTCATATGCGAAGCTCTCTACTTGAAAGGTTTCTTCGCCTTTAATTTTATTGCGGATAGAAACAGCCAGCACATCGGTAAGATAGTTAATTAGATCCTCTTCAGATGGTTCTTGCTGAAGAGAGACAATGTTTCCGCATGCCTGCATACGCTCTACACCAATCTTGCTACGGATAGCGTTTGATACCGAGCGACCTCCTCCGTCTTTTTTATATTCTGCTACGGCTCCACGAACAAATCCCTTGAGCAAAGCGTAGCCTCCGTGTTCGATGGCAAGAGTTGGTCCAAATGGAATACCCACTATTGCGCTTACTAGGATTCCAAATCTCTGATTGTGAAATTCCTTTCCAGCTTCAACGACTCCCTTGCTGACTACGCCTAGTGCCTTGGTTGTTCCCTTGATAAATTCCTTCCCACTATCTGACTTCATCCAGTTCTTAATATCCGATACTTTTGAAGCTCCGTACTGAACCGCTATCTTTGCATTTTCAACTCCGCTAGCAACTGCCTTGATAACTTTCTGTGTGTTTGGATTTTTAATATCTAGGCTTGGAGATTCTTTTTGAATTCTGGAAGATAGCTTGTCCGAGAGGCTTGATCCTCCTCCCCCTCCCCCTCCCCACTTGCCAGATTCATCTCTGGCTTGCGAGGGATCATAAAGAAGAGTTGTTCCATCGGCTTTGAGTGCGAGTAGGTCTTGATTTAGCTGTTCGAGATTTGTCTTATCCGTAATCGGACAACCGACAATCCCAGCATCGCAAGTTCGTAGCGAGGCGCACTTGAAGTCAAAGATCTCACAGAATCCCAAGTCGCCAGCTTGCTCTACTTCCTTCGCATTTATTCCTATGCCCTTTGTAATACAATCAATAAGTTTGCTGGTCTGATTAAACCCAGCGCAATTCCCGCATCGCATGGTCTTGGCTTCCTCCACAGACCCCTTGAAAATGCCTGCCTTCGCCTTCCAGTAGTCCTCGTTTGGCTCTTTGGGGTTGGCTGGACCATAGTGCGCTATATCAATAGCTTCCTGCCTATTCGCTAAATTTGCTTTAATATCCTGCGTTTCAACTGGGCATTTCTCTTCTTCGAGATTGAAGTCAGATGCATCAATTAAAATCGGAACAAAGATAGTACCCTCTTCAAGATTTTTAACTGCGATAGGCTTGGGCTTTTCGCCTCCTTCAAAAATCCATTTTCTCACGGGCTTTGCGTCAAATATCATCATCCTCTTAATTGCAGATGGCAACACCCCCTTTTCAGACAGAAATACCTTATATCCATCTTTATCTCCTTTTTGCTCATGCACGTTCTTGAATCCAGATGCCGTAACTTCCACAATTCCAAGAAGAACTTTCCCGCCTATTCTATTTGCCTGCGGTGCTTTTAGACATCCATATTCAAGTGCTAGTCTCTGATTATCCGTTGCATAAACCCCTTTCCCGTAAACTCCGTCTCTGGATGGCTTTATCCCTGATTCTTTAATTTTACCAAGAACATCGGCAGTTGTCCCGTGATAAACAGTTGTTGTTTCGCTTAGGCTTTCTTTGCCCTCTTCTGCAGATCCACCACCACCACCACCACCACTAGCCCACTTTCCAGAGCTATCCCTGCCTTGGCTCTCATCGTAGAACTCAATCTTTTTTGAGTTGTAAGAAAACTGCCTCACGGATTTATTCTCCGTCACGAATCTTGTTAAGTTGTTCTACTACTTTCTTGGCTCTTGAGAACCCTGCGTCTCCACCCCAGCCATTCCAAGCCTGCCATCCCTTGCCTTGCTCATCCCAGCTTGAGCCTTTCTTATCCACTTCGTGCCGTGAGAAGAAAGCCAACATCCTGCGCCAAGTACGAGGAGATAGATTCTTTTTGCCAATAATATCCCTAGCCCTAGCGATTCCCACTTGTGTCATTCCCCTGTCGCTAACTGACTTCTCAGCACGAACACGCATAGCAGATTTTGCTGAATCTATCATTCCGTCTGTGGCACGAAGATCTACGTCCTTCACGCTCTGCATCTCAAGTGCATCCAAGACCATCTCCGCATCTCTTATCGAGAAGCTTGGGCTTAGCTGTGTTCGTCTTGCTCTTGCTGGGACATCTGATTCTTCTTTTGGCTTTTCCTCTGCACCTGCCTGCGGTACTTCGATCTTTGCCGTTGGAATGGTAGTTCCGATGCTGACTCCTGCCATAATTTGACCAGCTTGCTCTGCGCTGATTGTTGGGAAGGCAGACGTAATAATCGCAACCGCACCATCCCTTGAGATAGCCCCAATTGAAACGGCGTTCATAACATTGATAAGGGACGAAACTTGCGCTCCGTTGAGAGAAGGAATTTCTGTAACCACTCCCTGCGCCTGAGGTTGGGCTTCTCCCTGACCATCTTGTGCAGGCATTTCTGGAGCCACAGCACCCTCCGCACTTGGAGGTGGTGCAACTTGTTTGAAGGCATCGGAAATAGATTCTGCGGGAATACCGAACTCCTCTGCTAGATCGTTTGCATATTTAACTTCGTAGGCTCTCTGGCGCATCGCCTCCTCATAGTCCTCTCCCTTTGCTCCATATATTTCAGACGCTGTTCGGAGTCCAGCTTTGAACTCTGATATATTCGCCTGCGAATCTCTTCCTACGTCAATCGTTGTGTCGGATGGATATATCCACTTGCCCTTTGTAAAGTTGCTGTTTGCTGGGATTTTCCCTCGGCTAATTCCGTCTGCAATTACAAGGTTCTTTATCTTGTCGAAGAAGCGAGACTCAAGAATTCCCTGCCATCTCTTGAAAGTTCGTGAAGCTAGTGCCATCTCTAGGCGAACAGTCGGACCACCGAGCTTGGAAAGATCGTAGCAGAATCCAAAGGGGAGATTAAAAGCGAGAGCGATCATATGCACTATGAGATCTACATACCCTTGGAAAGCAGAGGATGGGCGATTGCTCTCGAACATCTTCATCTCAGAGCCAGTAGGCATATAGTTAATTTGCCCCTTCTGCATATTTTCGATGTTCATGCTATTGCCGTAAGAATCTGTTTGTGCTTGGTTGAAGTAAGAAGCTGAATCATCAGAGACTCCGCTTGCATTTGAGATAGTTAAAATCCTAAAAGCTGCGTTCTTAACTGCAAGATTCTCTGCTTCCATCGTTTCGTGCAGATCCTTGCAATAATTAACTACCGAAGCCAGATGACTGCGCCCACGCACCTCGTCAAGTCTGATTGGATCATAGATTAAAAGAAATGATGAAGCGGGAACTTCCTGCTCGTCTGTGTAGAAGTTGCCCTGCGTCCTTCGGTACACCTTGTAATACTTTGTTCTTCCGTGTTCATCGAACCCAACTCCACCAATGTAAGACTGAGATGATACTGGATTATCAAACATTCCACCGATTCGATCTGCCTCAACTGCTTGTATTCTAATTTCTGAGTTTGGATCTACCTGATCTCCGATTGACTTCTCTCTGGTTATAACAAACCCCACATCTCCGTCACGAAGAACAGAGCGAAGTGCTAGGTGAGAAAGGGACTCAAAGTTATGTCGCCCGAAGTAGTCACACCTCTTGCACCAAGATGCCCAGTAGTCTTCATAGGCTTGATCAATCGAACGATCTCCAGTTCTTGCCATGTAGCGGAAGTTTCCGAGCGCATACTGCGAGAATTTAAGAAGAATAGAACGAACAATAGGGTTGTTATCTTCTAGCTCACGACCAGCACGAATAAGCTGAAGCCTCTCGAATGTTGAGTAGTAGCTTTCGCCACCAGACAATGGCCTCGAAGGAAGCCTATCACGACTTGGGTAAGCTCCAGCAAAGCGTGTAAGCTCTGTCAGCTTGCACTTATCAGCAAGTCTTTGAACCCCAAACTTGGGATTTAGACTGCTGATCGCTTTCTCGATGAAGTTTAGCTTTGCCATAAAATGTTATTTTAGATTTTTCTTTTCAGATTTGATTGAATTCAGAAGATTACTCAATGCACCACCAATGCTAGAGTCTTTCCCATACATGCTCAGGGCATCTCCGATAGCATCACTAATATTTTTAATTCCGCTAGTAACAGATTCTTTATTTGTTTTATTGGGAATATTGCTACCGACCCATCCCTCTGATGCCCTCATAAGTCTTGCAATTGGATGGTAATTTGATTTGTCCTCGTAGTCTCCTCCGTCCTGAAGATCGTCATTATTTTCTTCTATAAATTTACTAACTTTTTCATTTATATTTTCTGAGACTTTTTCTGGTGGAAGATTTCCACCTTCACCATTACCCGCACCACCCACACCGATACTACCACCCGCACCCCCACCACCCCACTTCCCGCTACTGTCCCTAGCTTGGCTGGGGTCATAGAATTCGATCAACTTGTCTAGCATTTCGATTACTTCCTCAATTTCGCTCATATCCGACTGCGTAGCCATTTCTCTTTCACAGCTACCCGCCTCATATGGCTTCACCCCAGCAACTGGCTTGTAGCCCTTCCAGCACCTATCCAGTATTTGAATTGCCTTGTCCAAAAGATTAAAGATTTTGTCTTGCATAACTTCTCCTTATTAAACGCTATTTATATCAACTTTTTAGATACGACTTCCGTTTGAGTAGTCTGGGAATGTGCGATTTATTCTAGTTCTTGGACCACCAATTCTGCCAATCGCAGCCGTACATTCCATCACGGTATTCTGTAGCTCTTGAAGATTTGCTCTCGTAAGTTGCCGTCCACCAATGCTATATGAAGCACCAGTTTTAAGGATAGCTTCGATTGCGCTAAGAGTTTCTGTGCGAATCTGTGTAACTGTGGCGAGATCCAAACCATAATAAACACCTTGTACGGCCATGCTACTTATACCTCTGTCAACTTATTCATTGGGTTCTTTCCAAATTTGCCCTTTTTTATCTAAATGACAAGATAAAAGCATAACCTTGCTATAAAACTTATACCCTATTCCGCTTCTAACCATAAACTTGCTATATATATCACCTATATGGAAAAGAATCCAAGACAGGAAAAGGCTCATTCTCTCTCCAAGTGTAGCTTCTCTGACTCTTCAACCCTTTGCTCTGCAACGCCATCCTGAGGAATTGGCATACATCCAGACAGCATAGCTCCCACAAGATTCATGCACTCGCAGTCTCTCAAGTGGTTATCCTTCTTAACCCTATGCCAGATCAGCCTTGTCCTGCCAGTAAGAGGGTTGTACTTGGGTCTTTTAACTTCTGCGTTCATATGGTCGTGCCATTGGTCGGGCGTATCGTCTGGAACTTCCCATTTCCCCATTTTACCAGTCCGAAGCATTTGAATCATATCCTTAATTGTTGGATTTGACCACCTGATAACTGGACACTTTGACCTTGAGAGTCCTTCTGATTGAGCATTTCTATTCGTTCCAGATAGTGGATCTCCCCATTGTAGGGATGAATACGGACGATTTATTCTAATCTTCCCGCTAGTGTGAGCAAAGAGTGGTGCATCGCTTCCAAGCAAGCAAGTCCAGCCGTATCTACACGCTTGGTAATATACGTCTCTAGTCTGATCTGCCGAGTCTGTGAAAACCATTTTATCTGAGACCTTCCAATCCAATTGCATTGCTCTTAGCGAATCCCAAGTTTCCAGCCTTCCACACCATTCTAGTCTTGATGACCCATCCAGCTTCCATGCTCTTATGGCAACCCACATATGAAATCCCCCAGCTTCTTGAATGTCTGCGGATATAATCCTTCTTTCTGCCTCGCTCCACTTCTCGCCAAGCCGATAATTAGATCCATTAACACGTACTGGTTCTTCGTCATTTTGCTCTACCCAAGGCTGTGCCAAGACTGAATTCACAAAGTCTTGCAATCCCATAATGCTCTTTTTATCGTTTATAAACTTTACAGCCAGCTTTCCGAATGTCTCCCAAGGGCTATAAAGACCAGATAGGTGATAGCTTTTTATGTTTGGCTCTGGGTTTGGATTGGCAGGCTTCCACTTCCCCAGCCGTAGCATCTTTGTTTTATGTCCGTCTGTGATCTTTCCCTTGCAACTTGGACACTCGTAGTAGGCAGTTGCCCTGACTCTCTCATTGTCCCACTCTCCATTTTCTCCCTTTGCCGATTCGTCCCACCTAACATTAGGCCAGCTCAAGACTTGCATTTCATTGCAGAATACGCAAGGAACGTGATAGTATCTCTGATCTCCCCTGAGGAATGATTGCCATATATACCCGAATTCTGTTGTTGGGGTTGATGTTTGAACTGTTAAAGATAGCGGATATGTCCGTGTGCGAGCCTCTGCGAGTTGAATTGCTCCAGCCTCCTTCGAAGAAGCTTCTGCAAATTTATCAGTTTCATCGCAAATTAGTAAGCCTACACTACGAGAGGAAAGATTTGCAGGGGAGTTACTGCCAAAAAACCAGAGTGACATTTTATCGTAGTGTTGCTCCATCAGTTTGTATTTATCTAGATTTGCTGGCTTGTGCCTTGCAAGGGCTGGGCAGTCATCGACCATTGGTAGCCAGCGGTATTCAGAGAACGATCTTGCTAGGTTCTCGTTGGGCATTACCCACATTGCGGGAACTGGAGACATGTCCAGCTTATAGGCCAAGCCAGCCAAGATGGTTGTTGTTTTGGCTGTTTGCGCTCCCCAGCATAAAATTGTTGTTCTTACCCTATCGTCTCTGAAATCTTCAAGAGGCTCTCTTACATATGGGGTTAGAATTGTTGAATATGGACCAGCACTTGAAGAGACACGCTCTGATAAATATAGATTTTCCTCTGACCACTCTCTTACTGATGGTGTTTTCTTTGGTGCCCACATCCCATCAACAAATTGCTCTAGCTCTAGTTCATTCATTTGTAAATAATTGACGTTCCCCTTATGGTCTGTTTTTCACTTATAACAGACACTTCAGACGAGTAAAGGATTTTCTCTGATTCTGTTTTGCAAACTACTAGCCGAACATACTTCAAATAATCAAATGCCCAGTTGGATAGGGCATCTTCCATCGGCATATTGTTGAATATAATGTCTCTTGCTGGCTCTTGCCTCCAAAGGTACAAGACTCCCTCTCTTGTAACGTCATATGTTTTTGGAACTTCTGGTGCTATTCCTACCCATGTCCTTGTTTTGTAGTTCCCGAGCCTTTGTATTATTTCGAAGGATGCCTGAGGGGTTGCACCGCATATTGTGACTGGAAGGCCAGAACTGCTTAAAAACTTCTTATTTGTTAGTAGCCTAGTTGTATTTGGAGAGAAGTAGTAGGTGTGCGGAATGAGTCCATTGTAAAAACAATTAGATGCGACTAGCTGTGTTTGTTCTGCGTGTCTTCCGTTTGGCTCCCCGCAACCTATTACAGCAACCTCGCTCTTATTGGTAAACTGGTTGCCCTGCTCCTCTAATTCGTTTTTTAACATTATCTAGTTCTTCCTGTGGAGTTCCGCACTTTGCCATGTTCTCTCGATAGTAGAACACGCAACTGATTCTTTCGTGGGGAACGCCTTCCTTGGGAACTAGCGGTGTATTTCCATGCCATTCGTGAACATCGCACAGAATCACATCTCCAGTACGCATATCACAAGCAACACGATACTTTGGGAAAACAAGATAGCATCCAGAGTATCCACCCGCTGAGAATGCAGACATAACTCCAAAGCCTTCCGCTAAATCTCCTTGATCTTTGTGAACAGCAGTTTGCCAGTTTTTGTTGACTGTTATAGTCGTAAAGACTGTTTTGGGAATTACCCACTCTGGAGCCGTAGCATCACACCTCTCCTTCTGTGCTTTCCATCGCTCAGGTGCTTCTTTCTCGAAAATAGAGCTTATTTTCTGAATAAGAGGAATTGCCTTTGAGAACTTCTCTGGATTCGCATTATTCCAAGATGTTGTTCGGCAATATGGAAATCTGGCGTTTCGATCCATAGATCCCATAACTCCAGAGAGAACGGGAATGGCAACGCTTGTATTGCTTACCTTTCCGTTGGCGAGGATTCTCTTTGCCCTTACTCCCTTACCAGTCCCAGTTACTTGCGTTTTTATAAATCCAAGCTCTTTGGCTTTTTCGTCTGTCAAAATTCCTCCAGCCATACCACGATTTTCATTTGGAGTAGCTGCGGATCTGATTGCCTCATATGATTGTTGCCGTAGCTCTACTGGAATAACTCCTGTGCGGAAGCGCATAAGAAGAGTTCCGTCTGGCTTATAAACATCTGCGTCTTCTTGAATAAGATGATCGTAGCAGTTCTCTGGGAGGTGTGTTCCCCCCAGTTTGTCCACTTCTTCGTCTGGCAGACAAGATTGTAGTCTGATTATTTTCATTCTTCTAGTTATCCCTTTGGTGTAAGTTCCTTGAAAGCCTTCTCAACGCAAGCTTTGACTGTGTCTGTGGCTGTTTCTGCTTTCCAAGCGTCTCCGATCTTTCGGAGCTTTTCAAGAAACTCGTCGTGTTCGCCATTTGTAAGATATATCGGAACCATGCGAATCGACGAAGAAGGAGGAAGATAGTCACCAGCTTCGATATTCCCCGTTCCATCTTGAGCCTGCTCTCCGTCCAGAGAGAGAGGACCATTGGGAATTGTAGCGGACATGAGGCTCTTAAGGCTTTCGTCTGAAAAGCCAGTAAGCTCCAAATCAATTTGTGAGCTGTCGATGTTTTCAAGCAAGTCTTTGAGAGCTTCTGTATCAAACTCTCCAGCCATATTGTTAAGTGCGAGATTTGCAGCTTTTTCTTTTTCTTCTGAAAGATCAACAAGCCAGACATCAATCTCTTCTCGCCCCATTGCCTGATAAATCTTGAATCTTTGATGCCCCCCGATAATTGTGTTTCCAGTTCGCACATTGACTGTGATGGGTTGCAGATCCCCAAGTTCGGAAAGACTTTTCGTGAGGCGACCAAGTGCCTCGTTGCTAATTTTTCTAGGATTATAGTTTGCCCCTTTGATCTCGTCCATCTTGACCCTCTTGAGACATGGGTACGTTTGTTCATTTTTCTTGCTCATTTTCTTGTTTTACCTCTTTCTCTGCTTTGTCGTCAAGTAGTTTTATTTCACCGAAAGATCCCTTTGTCTTGTGAATGACTGCGATAATCTTTTCGACTCCTTCTGCTATAATTTCCTTTGCAAGCTCTGGGTCGCTTGGATTCGCCCTGCGACATAGGCTGGCTGGTAGTCCTTCCATCAGATTTCTGATAGTTGTCATATAGCGTGACATAATACTACGTGCAAGGTCTGTGCCAATAACTGCACCAGTTGCCCTTTGTAGGGCTTCTACTTTCATTTCTGCATCCAGCCTTCCCCTTAGTGCCTCCTTATGTGCCTTAACTAGATTCGGCAATCTTGCGTGATCCCGATTTGCTTGGGCTTGATGCAGTAGGGCATATGCTACTTTCTCGCTTTGCCTCGATCTTGCCAAACAACCATATATATCGTCACGCATCAGATCGCTTCCAGACGAAGTCCCCGCCTCCATGTCTCCCTCTTCCAACGAAACCCCTACTGGCGAGGCTGTGAAGGACTTTGGAGGCCTCTCACGATTGGCTTCCCTCCACTCCGTTGCCCCTTCGACTGTCTCTTGTGGCATGCCTCTTTGCTTAAGTTTGCTCACATAACCCACAGATGTGCCCCAAGATTGCGCAATTTCGGTTAAACTTACCATTTGGTATAGTTTTTATGTCAAAGATGTTTGCAGTCAAGCAAAATCAGCCATGAAAACAGCTTCGCATTTTTCCTTAATGTTTTAAGGCGACAAACTCTCTGTTTTTGATCGCCGC